TACCTATAGTTATATCGGTACGAGCCAGGCTATCCCATAGATCTACGTCTATTACAGCTACGGCCTCTCTAGCAGGCCATACGTTTAGCCACTCTTTAGTAAATATCTCTGGGCTGTTTGTGTTAGCGGCTTCTCTTACAGCTTCTATTAACACGCCATTAGATTCACCTAAAGAGGGTATCGACTGCGCCCATACTGACTCATCCATATAGTCGAATTTCTCCTCGCGTGGACACCACTCGAACCAGGCTAGCCGCGTCTGTTTATCGTTTATGTTCGCGTGAGCTACCTCGCGGTAATGCTGTAATAATTCGCTTTTACCAGGTATACCAGCATTAGACAGAATCCATAACTGTCCGTCTTTACGCGTGGCTAGTGTAGGTTGCAGAGAAGCTATAAGGCTAAGAGGATGCATAAGAGCTTCATCGATAACCATAAGATTAAGGCTCATACCTCGCGCACCCTTATCGTTAGGCGTGACTATGCCATATGTAGATCCGCTTTTCATATATAGACGCTCGCTGCCATTTATGTAACTAATACGATGTATGTGTTTAGAAATAGCAGGGCAACGCTCAAAACTGTTTATATGCTCCTGCCATTTAAGCTTAGCCATATTACGATCCTGAGCTGTATATGCCACGTGATGGCGAGGCTTTAATAGCTCATAGGCAATACGTGTCTCTACCAGTTTAGACTTACCAGACTGACGACCTACTGCTACGCCTACAGTCCTATACCAGTAATGTCCGTCTACCTTTTCTAAAGCGGTGTCTGCCACTTGCTTTTGCCATTGATAAAGGCTAAAGCCCATTAGGTTAGCGACCTTCTCAAGCTTGTCGCCATCTGTAGGTAAGGCTATATCTCTATCAGTAGCCCATCTAGGAGGACATACGGTGGCTAAGTCCATAGCTCATCTATTGAATCAGTAGGAGCTATCTTAGACCAGATTTCTCTAAGCTCTTTAGATATGGCTGGTATCGAATTGATGCCCTGGTTACTTTCCTCTATCTGATCCCAGGCAGCGGTAAGACCTAGTAGCATCGTGCGCGTGACTGCATCGATGTCAGTACGATCCTTTAGCATCCGCTTCATAGCTCTCACGTGTCTACCTGATCTACGTCGCCTACCACTTACGGCTACGTCTAACGGCCTGTCTGATTTTGTTACCATAAATCGCCCCCCTCGAATAATTACACTTACTACAGGCTGGTCGCAGTTGTCCGCGCCAGAGTCGCATATCTGTAACCGTATCTACAGGAGGGTCGTGATCTGCAGTGGTCGCAGGTCTGAGATGACACCAGTAGCAGGTCGGATTATTAGCCAAAATAATCTTTCGAGCTTTTTTATATTCTCGTCCATATTTCAGATGATGCGGATGTTTCATAACTTTTTGTTATTTATTATTAAGTTTTCCACAGGTCGCGTTATCCACAGGGGGGAGAGAGAAACGAACACCGCGGCGTATCGCAAGTGCTGCGTGTGGGAAAAAACGCCCAAAATTGTTTAATCGACTCGCGTAGTTAATACGTACAGTGTGTGACTACCTGTACTAGCTACAGCACTTAAAGAGCATCCCTGAGGTATTGTAATTACCATCTTGTCGTCATTGTCCATCAGGAAACCAGTCTCAGTAGTTACGCCTGTATTTCCTATGTAGGTAGCGCCTTTAGTGTGTAGATGCACATACTGCGTCACATTGTCTAAACTTACGATCGTCTGCGCCGTCGTAGTTACTGTTACCTTACTGTTAGTAGTTGCCATTATCTTTTCTCCTCTTTTATTCCTAACGAGATTTCGTTAGCGATCTCTATGTCTTGCTGGGCGCTTTGATGCCTAGCCTTACCATACTTAGCGTAATCTTTATGATGCTCTCTAGTTAGCCAATAGCTGCGCTTATGTGGTAGCTGTACGCCAGTGTGAGCGTACATCTTATAGCCCATAGCTTTAACACGTATGCTAAAGAATATATCCTCACCTACCCAGGCCTGATTAATTGGCATATCCCTATAAAAGCACCATAGATCGCCTTCATTAGTTTTATCTTGATGCTCTCTCATTTTCTCAAAGACTGAGCGATGGATAAGTATGCAACCAGTACCAGCCGCGTCTATCTCTACGATACTGTCCTCTGGATATTCGTGCATCGCATATAGCCCAGTGTCCTCACCTATCTTAAAGACGCAAGGGACAGGCTCAGGGTAAACGTTTTGAGTATCCCACGCAGCGTGGACAATACCGCTTACGATAGGTCTTTCATCCTTATCAGCTGCAGCTATTAACTTCTTAAAGTGCTCTACTGTAATTATCTGGTCTGTATCTATCTGTAGTAACCAGTCGTCGGTAGTTTTCTCCAAAAATGTAGCTACTACTTGATTACGTAGACGACTTATAACGCCTGATCCTTCAAGGCTTATTAGCTGTCCGAGCTGTGACTGACTACGTGCTATATCGATCATACTGGTCGCGAACATCGCGTGCCATTGTCCAGGTGAACAGACGCCTATCGTTATCTTTTCTCTTAGATCCATTTATGTCCCTTATCTCTGTAAATAGGTCATTACTTGCTTACCAATAAACTCAGTGTACATCGGAGGGATGGCCTCTACTAATTCAGTCCATATCATCCAATTTATGCCCATAGCTTCTCTTGCTATTTCTATAGTCTTAGCCGTCTGACCACCCCCTGGTATTTTGTCATTTAGCGAACCATATATACCTACTGGTCTGCCTTGCTGTTTATGATCGCAGCCGCTGCCTTTGAGTGGCATATTACTCTCGAATAATCTATGTCGCCTTACTTGCAGATTAAAAACACTGCCGCATAACTGTATCGGATTACGTAGAGGAGCTCCTGGTACATTTTCTAAAACATATGGTTTACCGCTGTCTATCAATAACTGCCTAGTAACGTCTAATAAATCCTCTTTATCAGTTTTTTTATTCTGAGCTATACGTAAATTTTTAGTAATGCTAAAAGTCTGACAGGGTGGCGACGCGTGTATGACGTCGTAATTCTGTAAATCCTCAACCGTTAAAGTCTTAAAGTCTTTTTTAATATACGTAAAAGGGTATCTTTTACCGCTTTTTACATCGATGCCTGTTACGTCAAAACCAGCCATCGCATAACCTTTAGACGCCCCACCTGCACCGCAAAATATGTCAAGTAATCGCATATGTCCCCTTAATGCCTAATTATGTACTAAATTTAGCACTAAACGTACAGTTTAGTACCAATTATTACGCTTATGAAAGTCTAGCGCACTACAGAAATCACCGTAACGATGACGCACATAGCCAATACCCCAATGAATCTGGTCTATAGGCGAATCTAGAAATTTCTGGATTTGTTTTTTGCTCTTACCCTTCATATGCCTCTGAGGTACACCGTAATCGTGTGTAGGAGATTTAGCCTTATATCTCCAGTTACTCTCTTTATTCCAGAGTTTAACCATACATTTAACCTCGTATGGCTCTACGTGTTTAGCTGCGTATTCTTGCAGGCCTTGCGGTGTTGCTAGTGTTATTGCTAGAAATATCGATCCCATTAGTAGCATTTCTATCTCCTATTAGGTAGATGATGGCTCTCATTAGGTACTGCCTGTTTTCCTCAAAAGAAGCTATACCGCTATTACAGTCGTGACAGAGTAAGCCTCTTATCTCCTGTGTTTTATGGTTATGGTCTATGGATAGGCGACTTTGTGTATTGGCTACATCGCAGATAGCGCATTTGTAATTCTGCTTTTCAAGCAGCTGTCCATATTCATATTTTACCCTACGCATTATCCATCTACCAAGATTTCGACAGTTATTACAGTGATGTCGTCTTTTATCATTGGCTTTATTTCGCCAGCCAAAATCATCTATCGGTAGTATCTTGTCGCAGGTGTTGCAGTGTTTATAGCCGTTAGGCGTCGCTTTCCGAGTCCGTCTCGTCATCTATGTCCTCGTCTGAGTCTGCATCTAGGCCTAAAGCGTACTGTCTATCCTTCTCGCTTAAACTGTTAAACATAACTAATACGCTACTGACTGATCTACTTAGTAATGATTCTATAGCGTCAAATGATAGAGACTGATCTGTATGTATCTGTGTAGATACTTCTCCAATGGATATATCTATCGATAGTTGCATCTCTATCCCTTCACTGGTAAGGGTTTATCTGTTGGTTTAATTATAGTTATTTATTTATGTATTTTTATATATATGACCTGATACCAGAGCTAAAGGAGAAATGCCCCCCTACCCCCCATTAATTAAAAATAATTAATAGTGAGTAATGGAGGATCTCTATAGCTGTGTTTAGATCATTATGACCGTCAACCGTCGCTGTCGGAGTTCCTGCCCCCAGTCTTACGACCAGATAAAACTATAGACCATCCTGGCGACAAAAGAGAAAAGGACTGCCACCGCAGATGGTAGGCAGTCCCAGTCTCCTTACGCGTACCCTCAGTAGCGTAAGCCTATGTATCTATATAGGTCGAGCCCCTAAAGTGGCTAAAAACGGCCTTAGAGCCTCTTTAATGGGCATATAATCGTATAGCCTGTCCTTAGGTACAAACCAGGTGTCCTCATCTACCAGCTTATACTCGTCTATACGGCCTAAATAGACAGGGTAGTAACCTACTAAAAATAGGGTACTAAGTGATGAGCCTTGCACTAGAAAAGCTACATCGCCATCACGATCATAAGTACGCAGTATTAGATTATTAGAGCGCGACCAGCGCACCTCG